GTATGCGTGACGGTGGTTCTGTTTCGATTGAGTTCAACTGGGTTGGTTCAAATGCCAATCAACAGTCTTTGCGTGATCGCGTTTCTGACATCAGCAATGCCAATAACTTCAACTACCGCATTGTCTGGTCAAACAGCCCTGCGACACAGGTTGACTTTGTGGGTGTGGTTGAGTCTTTCAGCATGAACACCGAGCCGAATGGCCCGATTACTGGCAGCGTTTCCATCAAGGTATCTGGTCAGCCTACTTGGACTAACTAAGAAATAAAGGGGAGAGAGAATGTCTAAAGTTACTGATTTTTCGGCTATTGAGAAATTTGCACAAGAGAATCCACTGCGTGTTGATTCTATTGATGTGGATGGATTGGGTACGGTCTTTGTCCGTGAAATGGACGGTGAGACTATGGCGCAGTGGTTGTCTATTGATAGCGATATGAGTGGTGGAGATTTCGATGTGCTGAAGTCATCCCACACTATCGTTCTTCATCTTTGTAATGAGGATGGTGAGCTACTGGTTAAGCCTAAAGACCGCGAGAAGAAGGCTAAGGAGTTGGCTAAATTGCAATTCCGAATCATTACCGCTCTATATATGAAGTGCCTCCGTGTGTCAGGTCTTGCATCTGATGAGATAGAGGAAGCAGCGGGAAACTAGAAAGCCAGCCGTATTCGCTTTTTGTGATGCGGTTGGCTCTAGCTTTAGGCAAGACAAAAGCTGAGTTGTTGCGCGATATAGGTGGTGCGCGGGAGCTTGGTGAGTGGCTGGCTTATTTTGATTTAGAGCCACCAGGCGTTGACTCAGACAGGCGTTTTGCAGCACTGCAAGCCACCATTTGCAATGCATCGGGCAATTATAAGAAGCGCATCAAGCAAAAAGACTTCTTGCCTAAGCGTAAGCGTCTATTCAAGTCAGTCACCGACACTATTAAAGATCAGATTGCGGCAATGAAAGCCGCCACAGGTGGGTAATGGGAACTCCGGTAGCATCAGCATCGTTAGAGCTTACAGCCAATGAGGTTAAGTTGGTTAAAGCTCTGGATAAGGCAGACAAACGCCTTAACCGATATAAAAAGAGTACGCGAAGCAAGCTGAAAGCAACGTCACGCTCCTTTAATGCGTTTAAGGCTGCTGCTGTTGGTGCTTTATCTGCATTAGCGGTTAAAGAGATTGCTCAGGCTGGTATTGCCATGCAGGGTCTTGAAAGGGCTTTCGCTGCTGCAACGGGGTCTGCTGCTGCGGGTCGCAAGGAGTTCAACTTTGTCAGGGAAGAAGCGAATAGGCTTGGTCTTGACATCGAAACGTCTGCTAAGGCGTTTGCAAAACTTTCTGCCGCAGCAAAAGGGACTTCTTTAGAGGGTGAGCAGGCGCGTGAGATATTCACTGCCGTCTCTGAGGCTTCAAGGGTTCTCTCACTGTCTGCTGATGATACTGCTGGCGCGTTCCGTGCTATTGAGCAGGTAATCTCTAAAGGCAAGGTACAGGCTGAGGAATTGCGTGGACAGCTTGGTGAAAGGTTGCCGGGTGCGTTCCAGATGGCTGCTAGAGCTATGGGGGTTACTACCCGCGAGCTTGACAAGATGTTGGAGCTTGGGAAGGTGACTGCTCAGGACTTGCTCCCTTCTCTGGCGCGTGAGTTGCGAAAGACGTTTGGCAGTGAGGTGGAGAACGCAGCTAACGATGCACAGGCGGCATATAACCGCTTTGGCAATGCCATGTTTGAGCTTAAAAACACCATTGCCGAATCCGGTGTGCTTGATGCTATCACTACCCTTGCCACAAAGACTGCAAACGTCCTAAAGCAGGTCGGCCCGATACTAGGGCAGTTTGGACTCGGTGACGAGGCAAACATTCTTGCGGGTGATATTCGCAAGGTCACCCGTGAGGTCGAGAACTATCAAGAGAAGATAGTTGACCTGCAAGCAGACCTCGTTGACGAAAAAGACGAGTGGTGGCCTGATGATGATGATCTAGCCGACTTAAATAGTGAGATAGAGCGTTATCAGGACTTGCTGTTGGGTTCGCAGAACTTGTTGCGTGTGCTTAAAGCAGAGCAGGCAACTCTTGGTGATTCGTCTATTGATCGCGGTGCTGGTGGAGGTGCTGGTGGAGGTGCTGCATCAGCTCCTGCATTTGACCGTGATGCTGAATTAGCTCTCATGCAGTCTCAGTCAGAGGCGAAACTGGCTATTTTGCAGGGCGAAGCCGCTGCTGAGTTAGCTATTAAGTCTCAGTTACTTTCCGACATAGAAGCAGGACGGGCAACAAGTGATGAGACGCTACTTGCTATGGCGCAAGCGGCTGCTGCTGAGAAGGTAAACGCTGAGTACGCTGCCGAAATGGAGGCTCGTGAAGCGTTGGGACTGTCCTTAACTCCACAAGAGGAGTTAGAGGATAAAAAGAAATGGATGCAGCAGTACGGTGACGAAACTAATGCAATCCTGCGTGACACCATCAACGAGAAGGTGCGCATGGAAGCGGAAGCGGCTAAAAAGTCGATTGATTTAGCCAAAGACGAAGCTGAAAAGAAAAAGAAATTCCAAAACACAATGCTCGGTGGTGCAAAGATGTTCATTGGCAAGAATAAGGCGCTGATGGCTGCTGCCCGTGCGCTTGAGAATAGAGAGCGCATCAAAGAAGCATGGGCATCTACTTATGCTGGCATGAATAAAGCACTTGAGTGGGGCTTTCCTCTTGGCCCTGTTTTCGCGGGGATTATCGGTGCTTTGGGCGCTGCTAATATCGCGTCTATGGCGGGTCTTGGCTTGGGTGGTGGTGGCAGTGGTGGTGGAGGCATTTCATCTGCACCGGGCGGCTCATCAGGTGGTGTTTCATCCTCTCCTATTTCTGGCACAGATGAAATTGAGCAAAGACAGTCTCAGTCATCCGTTCAAGTACATATCGCGGGGAACTTACACGCTGACGAAGATTACCTTTGGAACAAAGTGATTCCAGGCATACAGGAAGCAGTTAAAGAGCGTGACGTTGTTTTCATTGATGCCGATACCCGGCAAGCCGAAGAACTGGCACTAGCATAATGCAGATACGATACACAGCAAAACGCAGCCTTAACACTGCGGATAGTCCCGCGCACGTTGTTGACACTCAGTACACCATGACGGTCTACCTCAAGTCATTGGATCGTAGTCGCAAAGTACATAAGCAGACCGCTATCAGTTTGAGCGGTTACGAACAGACCACTTACCAACGCGCTGACACTATCTATAAATCCAAGACCGTTCCGGTCACGGGTTCGGACGTTATCAATATGCGCGAATTCCTCGACTCAGTTGAGGACGGTTCTGCGTTCAGTTTCGACAGCGGGGACGGTCGGGGCTTTGTGTCCTGTGCTATCTCTAGCAAGGGTTACACGGAGCAACGCGCCATCCAGTTGGGTGGTGGTGGCTCATCGGATTACTTTGCATTCAGTTGGAGTCATCGTGAGGTCTGACGATTGGGCAACATTCGGTTACTACAGCTTTAGCAAGAATCGTCATCCTAAGTGCGTTATTCGGGTTGTCTATGACGATGAAACGCTGAACTTCACGACTCATTCCGGCCTTTCAAATCTGACGGGGACGACTATTGATGAGGTTGTGTCTGGCGTTTCCTCGACCTCTCAAAAAGTATTCCCTATGGACGGGCGCAGTCAGATAGGTGGCATGACCATCAAGCTGATAGATGCGGGCAGTCCTTCCACCTTTACGGACAAGGTTCGCGCTCAGTTAGCCACTGTGGACAGTCCGCCTGATGCGGGTGAGTCGCTGCGGCATAAAGAGGTGCAGGTCTGGGTTGGTTATACCGATGACTTTGCCGACTTTGTGCAGGTTGTCACGACCTATATTAACAATGTGAGTCTGAATAAGGGTGAGTACACGCTTGCTTGTGTTGACGTTACCCGTCAGATGCGCAAGACGATATTCAACCAGAAGCAGACGCGCCTCGCTGCTGACTTGTCTGCCCCTGATGCCTCGCCTCAGTCTGATATTGAGGTGACTACGGTGGACGGGTTCGCAATGATGACCCATACCGCAGCCTTCACTGATGCACCTAGTGCAACGGTGGGTTATTTGCGCGTAGTCGATACGGGCGAAATCATCCGTTATACGGGCATATCTGATAGCCCTGTTGCCTTTACCGGGATTACTCGTGAGGTGTTCGGCACGGTGGGTGGTTCTGTTTCGGTTGACATTGCCGAGTCTGAAGACCAGTGGCCTGAAGTTGAGGAGTTCATCTACCTAGAGATGCCTGCTCCGCAATTGGCTTATGCCGTTCTTACGGGTGAGGTGCTAGGTTCAAGCCCTGTCATTACCCTGCCAGAGCATTGGCACATGGGTATCAGCACGGACAAGGTTGAAGCATCTGAGTTCGAGGGCATTGGTGATGACCTTTATTACGATGATGAGAATGGTGTCATTCTCCGCTTTGAGTACCTAAAGAAAACAGATGGCAAAAAGTTTGTCGAATCTGAAATTCACCGATTGATTGGCACTTATTCGCCTGTAAATCGTGACGGTAAGATGGGGCTGAGGCGCGTCAATCAGGTTCTAGCAGATGCCTCTCATGCTATGTGGCTTAATGAGCTACACATTATTAAGCACTCTGCTCTGAAATATAAGAGTTCTGATGTGGTTAATCAGTACCGCATTGAATACCAGCCAAATAATGAGAGCTACCTGCGCACTTTCAGCCTGACCGATACTGACTCTGTTGACCGTAACAACACGGTAAAAGAGAAGCAGATGAGGTTTAAAGGCTTACACAATGCGCGGCACACTCAAAGCCTGATCTATTCGCTTATCAATGGCCTTCAAATACGCTACCGGAACGCGCCTATTGAGATGACGATTGATGTCATGCCATTTTTCGACAAGATTGAGCTAGGTGACATTATCAAGGTGACGCTTGATAGCACTCAGGATTTCTCAGGTGATGGCACTTTGTCCCGTGCATTTGAGGTTCAAAGTACCCGCATTGATTGGTTAAAGGGCAAGGTTCAGTTAGGACTATTCGCGTCATCGGGTGAATCCGGTGACCCGTTGCTAACACCTCCCGCCTACGTCCTTGCTGATGCGTTCTATACCTCTAAGGGTACAGATTTAGCCTCTATCAGTCCTGCCATTGTGAACGGTTCGGGGCATATCACAGCAGACTGCACCCTGACGGGGCATGAGGATGCTACGAATGCCTCTGCTATTTATTACTACGATGGTGACTTAACCATTGATAACGGTGTGACCGTCACCATTACCGATAATGTGCAGCTTAGGGTGAAGGGCATCTTGACCAACAACGGCACGATTGACGGTGT